ATTTCAATACCACCAAACTTACCTATTTCGGTGGCGAAAGCAGCCATCGCAGCTGCGCCATCTAAAGTTAAAGAACCAAAGCTAGTAAATAAGCTAGCCATGGCAGTAATTGCTCCTGCCATAGAATCAACTGCCATTTTTATGCCAAAGCCAATTAGCGCAATTGCGGCGCCGACGGCGGCTATTGGGAGACTCGACGCCGTCGAGACTGCGCCGAGGGCGGCGATAAGGGGGATTAAAAATTTAATTCCAATAATTATAAGCGTCATACTCAAGGCTATAGCGCCCAGGGCGCCGGCAATTTGCCATCCATCCAAATCTTTAAATGAGCTGACCAATTCTGCTACTCCGGATAATATTGCATATACGCCAACGCCGACTAAAGCGATCGCAGCACCCATAGCAAAAATACCAAGAGCTGATTTTGTGGCGGCGGCGCCCACGTTTGTTATTGATTTTGCAATGTCTTCTGAAGCCGGAACCATATCATCTGCCATATCTTTTATTGCTTCTGTAGCTTCGGGCCCTTTTTTCTTAAATAAATCAACAAATTTAGAGCCTAATTTACCTAGAAGGCCTCCTATAAATTTCATCACACCACCAAACTTAAACAACACTGCCATCATTGCAGTTATGGTAATAGAAAAGCCTACACCAGCTTCGCCGGCGCCGACAGTATTTTTCCAAAAGTCTTCCATGGTGTCGACTACCGTAAACAAAATAGTTGCAATAAAATCTAAAAGCTTTAGCATAATGTCCATTGGTTTCTGTAATTTATTCATTACTGCATCAAATTTTCGCATCGGGCCCAATGTATTGAAGGCTTCTTCGGAAAGATCTGATAAACTCATTGATGCATCAGATGCCAGTTGTTGCAATTCGCCATATGCCGCGGTTGAAGTACCAAACAATTTATTTGCTTCATTGATATCACTAATTCCGGCTGCAGCTGCAATTGCTTTCTTTTCATAACGGCCAAGCTGATCGAAAGATTTACCAGTTGCTTGTACACCTCTTCTTAAAAGATCAATTCTTTCTTCCTCGGTGGCATTTACCATCTGGACAGTGTCAAAATAAGCACCGCCCAATATTGCATTTAGTTGGCCGACTTGTTCGGCCGCTGATTCAAAAGTATCAAATTGTTCAGCAATACTCAATAAAGAATTCATTTCAATGCCAGTTGCTTTTGCGGCTGTGGCCAATTTTTTAAATTCTTCAACACCTTGTTTGCCATATTTGCCAATGATATCAGCACCGTCAGTAAATTGAGAATGTAATGTACTCATTGGCACATCTATCGCTTTGCTCATTGATTTCAAGCTTTGTTCAAACGCGATAAACTCATCTCCTGTATATCCAACTGATTGCATTAAAATATCGGCTGCGTCGACGGCGGAGCTGGCTGCAACATCAAAAGCCTCCAGTGTCGCAACAGTTTTAGATAACTCTTTTTGTGATTTCTCAGACATGGAGCTAAACATAGCCAATTCTTTATACAATTCTTCAACAGCGCCGACGGCGAGGTCTGTACTGATATCTAGACCGCGCATTTCGGCTGTGGTATTAGAAAGAACACCTAAATATTCTTCTCCCCCACCCGTTGCTTCTTTAAATTGACCAAACGCAGTGCCCAGCTCCATTGTCAACTCTTTCGTTTTTTGAACCATCTTCGTGATGCCGGTGCCCAACAAATTGGCAGGATTAACGGTCTCCATGATATTATCTTTCATTTGACCAAAGACAGTTGACATATCACCGCCCGTATGTAAGACATTAAGCATTTTTCCTGACAGGCCGGCCTGATTCCAATTTTTATCAATGCCTAAAATGCCGGCTGCAACGCTGCCTAACTCAGCTCCTAAATCTTTGGCTGCCTGCTTTTGTGCATTAATCTTTGCTAATGCGTCCGCGTCTCCTTCCCTATCTTTAATCTCCTCTTTTATGCTTTTAAGATCTTTTTTTAATGCGGCCTTCTGCTCTTTAAGTAATTTAAGTTCCTCCTGGTCCTGTTCGCTCAGTATCTTATTTTTTGCAAAAAGCTTTTCTTTTGCCTCGATCTCTTTCTCGATCTGCGCGGTGAGGTCAGCTCTTAACTTCAAATCTTCGACGGAATCCTCCGCATGCTTCTCCAGCTGGTCTACTAGCTGAATCATCGCTATATTCTGATTTCGTATCAGCTCTACTTCTTTAGCGCGGAATTCCATTCCTACCTCTAAAGCACTCTTATTCGCGTTAGCCGCAACGTTTATCTTTTGTAACAGATCTAGATTCTTTTCCTGCGATTTAAGATATTCATCTAAGCTTTTTTTATCGTCTTTTGTGGGTCCGTCTGCCATCTAAAGATTCCTATTTAAAAGGCCATTTAATGCCAGTTTCTCTTTCGAATTTAACAACAGAATTGCTCAATTTTGCTTTATTGTTTAAGGTACGAGGATCATTTAGACCATAAGCCAAATAAGCAGTCATGTATTTCTTTTCCTTAACCAAGGCTTCTAAAAAGCTATCAATTTCACGTTGATTGCCTTTGACAGTTAGCGAAGTCTTTGTGCCGCCGAACATTGCGCTCAAAATTCTTTTCATTTGTGAACCAAGAGTAGAATATCTTAATTCATTGATCATTCTGTGTTCTGATAAGTTAATTTCTATTGCTTCCATGATATATCCTCGCAGATACTAATAAATAGTATTTTAAACAAAATAAAAGGCCACCAAGATATAGCTATATCCTAGTGACCATTCCTTGCTTTTTCCATTTCTTCGCGCTCAAACTCTATTTGTTGCTTAAGTCTCTGAATAAACCAATTGCGAAGACCGACCGGAAGATTATATACTTCGATGAAGCTCCAGCTACCGTGATATTTTAAAGCAAACGCCTGTTCATAAACTGATTCTTGATAGTTATGATCTAGGCCAAAAAAATTCCACAGTAAAGGGCACCTCCATATCTTGAGAATGATCACATTCTGAACATTCAAAGTACTGTTTTAAATCAACAGCAGGAAGTACTTCGGCATATGCTAATCTTAAATATTTAGAATCATATGCCGGCATTACAGTAATAAAATCTGAAAGTTTTTGTCTATCGGTTACTCCGTTGACTGAAACAATAAAAGCATTGAATTGATCGGTGAGAGCAATTATTCCTTTGTTCTTCTTGTTCTTTTCCAACAAGCGTTTTTCATCAAATCCTCGAAGTAATCTGAATTCTACTTCCATCTTTGTTCTCGGAAGTGTAACCAAGAAATTGCCACTTTCAGCAATACGAATATCCTCGCGGGTATGTTCATAAAGATATTTAAGTTCTTTCTCTTCTAAATCAAAAGAATATTCGCTAGCTACGCCACAATTTGGGCATGTAGCTTGCGCATTGTATTCTGCACCATAGGCTGAAATTCTTGTTGCAATAATTAAAGCGTTTTTGTCACTTACCAATAAATCATCAAGTTTGATCTTCTTGTTGACAATAATTGATTGTAACATTCTATCTAGTGCAACACCTTTTTTAAGAAGAGATTTGTTAACCAATATATCTTCTTCTTTGGCTGTCATTAGTTTAATTTCTATTTCTTCTTGTTTGTGAAGTGGATGTCCTTCCGGATATAAGAGACCTTTTGAAGGCAGCTCAACTAATTCAGTTGGAGCAACAAAATGCAGACCTCCTGGAATGGAGACTACATCCTGTGTTTCTTCTTGAGTTTCTTGGGAGACATCTGAACCGGGTGCAGCAAATCGTGCACTGTTATCTCTAGTTGTCATTTTTCCTCATTTGTTTTAATTAATTATTCGGTGAGCGGTTCAAAAGTCGCCCAGTCATATTGAAATGTGAACGAAACCGTAGTTAAATCTTCGGATGCATAGTCTAATGTACCAAAGTTTATGTCACCGGTTATAACAGCATTGTGAAGTGTCCACCGATCGGCCACGCCAGGCTCGGGGCCGAGTGGGGTGTGAGCATTTGCAAGCTGTACAATCGTGACGGCGCCAACGCCGCCGAGAGCGTTGACGGCGAGGACTTTATCTATACTCGTTGCGGTGCGGTTTTTATTAACCTCGGTCGACTTGCCGACCAGGGGTACTTGATATCCAGACAGTTTAAGAAAATCCATTGCAGTTGATGACGTATCTTTTTTAGCGCCGAGTGGTGTGTCAACAAGAGTAACAGCAACAGGATTCCAAACTACTCTTCCAGGATAATTAAATGTATGATTAATAAATTTATGTGGTACTGTGGAAACATTAACTTTTGGTTTCTCACAAGTCTTAACGAGCCATGTTAATTCTGGCGCGCCGTGTATATTAAGTTCAAATCTAAAATTTCTTTTTGGTTCTACACCAGGGTTGTGCCAAAAATTACTTGCCATTTTTCTATTTCTCCTGTATGATTATATCATCATCTATAATTAGTTGTTAAGTTCTTTTTTTAGTCCTCAAAACTTGCGCCGCTGTTCGTAATGAAGAAGTCTAATGCGATGAACTCAATTGATTTCGCCGGCTTCAAGAATATCTTCGCGTACATAACGTTTCGATCTCTTAAATCAGCAGTTGTTGTTGATTCATCGAGAACTAATTTGTAGTCCTCTAAGCCAAACCGGGCTGTGACATCGGCTAACAATGATTCTGCCTTACTAGAGAAGCGCCGCCAAGTTGACTGCACGTTCTGATCAAACAAAATTGTATTCGCAATCTGTGAAATCTTCTTTTTAAGGAAGATCATTAAGCGTCGAACATTAATTCTGTCAAGAGCAGAGCGCTGCAGCTGCATTGTTTTCTGCCCGAACACCACAATACCCTCAGTTGGGAAAGATGCGATTGGATTGATGCGTACATCATAAAGATCATCTCTTTGCTGTGACGTGAGCTTTGTTCTTACGTTTGTCACTGTAAGACCGCCGGCACCTTTTGAAAGGCCGCCGCGATTAAAGCCTGCCGGTGCAAACCAAAGTTCAGACTTAGCTGCTGACGAACCTAAAGTACCCATTCCAACGACTGAAGGCGGTACCCAAAGCATTTGACCAGAAGGCACGTCTCGGGTTTGGACCCATGGGAAGAATGCACAACCATAACTTGAATCTGTAGTTCTGCTTCGCATTGAAGCAACCGCAGTGGTAACATTTGGAAGTATTGGATACGTGCTAGATCCGTCGCCTTCATGAACCGGAATGTAGTCATTCTCGACGTCAATAACAGCTAAGGCATCGCCACGCTCTTCACAATTTTCAATCAACTTGTTCGTGAGTGCAGGCACTGTAACGCCTGGCACTGCGGCCAAATCGTATGTAGTTGTTTCTGCATCTGAAATTATGTTAAGCGCGCGCACAACTGAATGTCGTGCATAGTTTGTCAATTCAGTAGTACCGGTCCATGACCTTGAGCCATCAAGTGTGCTATTGCGGAAAGGATCACCTTCGCGGATGTTTAATCCATCTTGACCACCATGCATAACAGTTGTAAATTTACGAACTCTTCTGGTATTTACCAATGCTGCGGCGCCGCTGAGAGCAGTGTAGGATGTAATACTGGCACGAGAGCCAGAAAGATGATAGGCCGGTGTTGTCTCAGTAATATTATTTAGTACTGCTGTTTCGCCGGCGCCTCCGGTGCCAGAGCCTGAAATAACAATGTCATCTAATGTAAACACAAACTGGTGTTGTGTGTATGTTCCAATAGCGAAGCTACTAATGTTCGGGGGCTTCTGGCGAATCAAATCAGTTGTGCCATCGTCAAAACGATTAGTCGAGTTTGCTTCCAGACAATTAACACCAAAATAAGCATCTCTGTGTTTTGTGTAACCCATATCGCTTGAAGAAACTATCAAAGATAGCGCTGGAAAATCCAATTGTATTAACAAGCTGTTCATTTGGTCAGGCATGCCGGTGGCGGGAGCTGCGCATTGGTAAAAGGCTCCGCCTGTTACAGGAGTATCAGTTGGCGCGATGGCTCTACCTGCAGCCATATGCGTCACGGGATTATAACGAAGCGGTCCTTTAACTCCAAAAGGAACTAATGCGGAATTTTCTGATCCAGCTCCTATTGCTGCATTAACTTTTACACGGACATACTTTGAAATATTATCATAATCGCCATATTCAACTAATCTTTGAGTTGTAGAATCATATTGTTCATATTTATCGCCAATAAGACGACAAATGTAATTTGAAGAATCCGGATTCAAATTACAGCCAGTATAAGTCTCTAAAACGACCGGTCTTAAGTCTGTATCTTTAAGATGTCGTAATTCGACTGTAAATGTCGGGTAAGGATTAACCGCCTGCTCCTGGGCAGATGGAATACGAATATCTTTAATTGAGACTTTTACTCTATTCTGTGTTTCGGATCCGTTTGCGGTAAGCCCAACGAGCTTAAATAATTCTGTTGTTGATACAGTCGGATTGAAGTTTGAGGCAGGAGCAGCTGTATCTTGAGAAATAAACCAACCGGTTTCTGATGCCTTCGGCCCTCCATCAGCACTTGAATAACCATGCCAATCATTCACTGAGAAGCTAGCTTGTTTAAGCGCCAGGATCATTCCCATATATGTGGTTGTATCTAATGCATTAACTGCTTTTGCGTATGTTTCACCAAGCCAATAACCCTCTCGGACGGTTGAAGCTTCTGTAAAGTCGTTTGTTCTAATTGGATTTGTATTAAATACTTTACGAATAAACTTCGAACTACTAGGAGTAAAATTAAATGACTTAGCTTGGCCGATTCCATTTGAGCCAGTAATCATAACTTTGAATTCAGCGCTCGCTCCGCCGACGATTACTGATGAATTCTTCGTCAGGTTGGTACCGTCTGCTGGAGTGGTGCCACTTAAAACCGGAGCCGCTCCGGTGCAGTACCAAACTGCTGCTAATGTACCAGTTAACTCAGCTGCGCCGGAGCCTGACGGGAAAATAAAGAGTCCAAGAGCACCATTTTCTCCCGTGTTTGACGGAGCAGAAACTGACCAGCCGGACGCGCCGGCGGTTTCAGAAGTTTGACTTGCATTAGTGTCCTGCGCTCCCAATAGTCGAACAAATGTAATAGGATTGTTATTGGCTAAATATGCTTTTGCTGCGTACGTTGCGTACATCGGAGTAGTAAGATTTCCGTTTCTCCAAACATCTCCAGCTTGACCACCAGCAACGGTGTCGCCAAAAATTTGAACGAACTCACTGTATGAGCTAACGCGTGTGGGCTTAAAAGATGGCCCGTGGGCCGATCGGCCGATAATGATGGGACCATCGTCATTGGTGCCCAACGTTGGAACTTGTGATTGATCAACCTCGGTAATAAAAACTCCGGGGGATACAAAACGATACTTGTCTGCTGGCATTATATAATCTCCTTTACAATTCTAATTATGTAAGATTGCTATAATAAATAGTAATTAAATGTCCAAAAGGTAAAATCATTAAGATTTATAAAAACTATCCTTCTCTGTTGGATTATCGATATCTAGGACAACTCGCTCTCTTCCAATTTTAACCTCGACCACATTTTGTGTTTTGGTGATCCTGGGAAGATCTTCATTTGCGCCGGCTCCATTAATATAACCCAATACTTTTATATTCATAGTTACGTGAAATGATCTTTCTTTATCTTCCAGAGAAGAGATAGTATTATCAACCTTTAAATCTGATTGTACGAAGCATTCATAAGAATGATTGTTCCTCGCCACAGAAAGATAATTTGAATTATTTGTAACATCAATTAAGTAAGCCAAGATATCGTTCATTTGTTGTTGGTATTCTGTAAAACATTCAATTTCATAATCAATCTCTAAATAAGTTGGTATTGGGATTGTAATTGTTTCATAAACAACTTTTTTATTTTTTCTCTTAAAATTCTTATCTTTTGC